GTCTCTAATGGTAATATTATCTGTACATGTGGCAAAGTTAGGATCAATGGTTATGATGGTGTCTCAAAGGCGTCTCTTGTATATCTAGACCATTTAGTGTAACTATATTGGATTCACCCAAGACTTTGTGAGACCCTAAGTACCGGGATTTTTTTTCCGGCAAGATTTGCTTATATAAGATATATATTGATATAGGAGGATAGGCGAGCGAACGAGGGTCCTTTCTAAATCTCCCCTCTATTTATAATCAAAGCGCTTTTTATTACTATGAATAACGAATTCACACGCATGCAAAAATTAGCCGGTATCCTTACTGAAGGTTATCAAGGTACTGATAGTAAGTCTTCTGAAGAGATGGCTCTCGACATGGTTAAGACCGGAGCAGATTTGTCTGGCGGTTTACCGGAAACGAAAACTAAGATGACTAAAGCAGAAGCTAAAAAGATGATCAAAGATGCTATCTTGGCTGAGATGTCTCACAATCCTGAGGATGGTCCTTATGATGAAAAGGCAGATCCATATAACCTACCTGGCGGTCAATATCTTGATGAAGCTACCACTGATGCTATTGATAGAATGAATGGTCTTGTAGATCGTAGAGTACTTAGTTCGATGCTTTACAGTGTAGGGCAGATTATTAAGTCTTTAAAAGAAGAAGGATTTGAAGAGGATGAAATTCATGACTACTTAGTTTACCTTATAACTACTCTAGATGATTCTGCTCTTATGGAAGCTAAAGAAGAGAAAAAGGTAGAAGATGTTGAAACTGAAGAGACTGAAGAAGAAGCTATTGAAGAGCCTGCTGACGATAATGTCGATATGGATATGGAAGGTGATCTAGATTTAGACGCTGGATCTGATGAAGCTAAGGATGCTTTTGATGAACTTACTGATGCTTACAGAGCTGCTAAAGAATTAGGTGATGAGAAGCTAGTACGTCAACTTGCAAATACAATCACTTACTTCAATAAAAACATCATTCTTAAATAAGAACCCAGGGATTAATTAATATATTTAAGAGGGAGGCTTTGGCTTCCCTTTCTTTTTGTATTTATAACAAAGATAGTTTTGAAAACACTTATTTATACGACATTCTACGTAAAAAACCCTAGTTATGAGTCTTTAATATGGGAGTGGCTTATCAGTCTACGTACTTTAGGTAGTTATTCAGGAGAAGTTATAATCTTTGATTATGGAATGCCTGAGTCGCTTGTTTCTAAATTAGAAGCTTTTTCTCTAGGTGCTCCTAAAATTATTAAAATAGAGGATCCTGCCGATAGCGGTACTATCTCTAACTGGAGGAATATTGATGTTATTCCCTATCTAGAAGAATATAAGGATTATATGATCGCTCATTTTGATGCTGATATATGGTTTCAGAGGGATATCTCTATATTATGGGAGGAGCTTAAGGGTGTTGAAGGTTGCTATTTCGGCATTGAATCAGGTAGATCTTGCAGGTACAGAGGTCCGGGAGATAATTCTGTCAGAGCTCGTTATGATTTCATACAGTCTAGTTTAGGCGGGTTTGTCTTCGGCGGTTGGATTGGCGGTAAGCAGAAAGCTTATCTTAAGAAGTTAAATCAAATGAAAGACTTATGGTCTTCTTCTTGGGCTATTACTGAATGGGGTACTGATCAGTCTATGATTACTTACCTTATTGATACTTCTGTTGATAATATAGATGGTACAAAGTATGGTTGTAGTCATTATTTCTGTAAAGAGCAAGACGGTTCTCTTACTGTGGATATAGGAGCGGCAAATTATAAATACCAGGGAGAAGATGTTATTGGGGTTCATATTATAGCTTTTAACTCTGTAGGAACTGATAGGGAAGATCAATTCTCACAGTACCGTTTTAAAAACAGACATTCAGAATTATGGAACACTTTCGAATATTAGAGGGAGAAGGGGATGTAGCTTTAAAGAACTATGCTCAAACACGTCTGGTGAATTCTAAATGTGATTGGCAGTCGGGGATTTTAGATCATATTTTTAGGTTCTATAATAAAGAAACTAAGCGGGTTGCTGTTGACGGTGGGGCAAATTACGGATTTGTGTCTAATGGTTTAGCTCAGCATTTTGAAGAAGTTTATAGTTTTGAAGTAAATCCAGATATATTAGACTGTCTATCTTATAATACTTCGTACTATACTAATATTAAGGTAATTGATCGGGGTTTATATAATGCTGAAGGTATTGTTTCTTTAAGTTCTGATGGTAGAAGGTCTGGGATGGTTCGTATAGGGGAAGGGGATTTAGTAGGGAAGGTTACTACTTTGGATAGTTTAAATCTCGAAAGAGTTGATTTTATTAAGTTAGATGTCGAAGGGAGTGAATATGAGGCTCTATTGGGAAGTATTGAGACTATTAAACGTACTAAACCTGTTTTGTATTTTGAATGGAATACTCAAAGAACTATTAAGGATGAACTTAGAAGGAGGGAGATTTTTGAACTATTAGATAGTTTAGGTTATAAATTCAGGGATCATAGACATTATGATTTTTTATTTAGTGTTTAATTATGGGAACAGCACCAATAGATTTACAAAATAAGCTTTTTTATCATCCGGATAAATTAGAGGAATTTTTTAGAACCGGTAATACTACTCCGGTAACTTGGGAATTAGATCCTACTAATAGGTGTAACCACAGCTGTATTGGTTGTTATGCTGCTGGTGCCGGAGGGAGAACTAATGACGATTCTCTAACTTGGGAGCAGGCTAAATCTTATGTTGATCAGGTTTATGATCTAGGAGCTAAGGCTATAAACCTAACTGGCGGTGGAGATCCAATGGTTAATAAAATCACTCCCCGTCTGATAGAATATATTAAATCTTTAGGATTGGATGTAGGTATGATTACTAACGGTACTATCTTTACGGATGAATCTATAGATATAGTTGTTAAGAACTGTACTTGGGTTCGTATTAGTATGGATGGAGGTACTTCTGAAGTTTATACGGAGATCCGGAAGGTTCCTGAAAGGCATTTTTACTTAGCTTTCGAAAATATGACCAAGCTTGTCAAGAGAAAGAAGGAGCTTAACTCTAATATAACCATAGGATCTGGTTTCTTGACTAGTGAATTAACAGTACCTTCTCTGGTTAAGTACGGTGAATTATGTAAGAAAGCTGGTATTGACTATATTCAGATAAGACCTTTCCACGGTGACTATACTATTCCTTATAACATCGAAGAAACTCTTGCTCTGGTAGATCAAAACTTTAAGATACACTATTCTAAGAATAAGTATGAAGAAGGGTATAGGAAGAAGTATCCTAAGTGTTTAGCTCAGAATTTTAGCGGTGTTATTAATGTTCATTCAGTTTATTTATGCTGTCATTTTAGAGGAGTTGAAACTAAGAAACTTGGCGATCTGAGAGAGAAGACACTCCTTGAAATATGGGCGGGTAGAAAGAGGATGATAGTGTTAGAGGAGTTAAATCTTGATAAATGTATTGCTCATTGTAGATTAGATTTAGTTAATAGACAACTTCAAGACATGTTAGACTCAGTACCGGATCATGTTAATTTTATCTAAGCTTTGCATTAGGTATTAACTTATCTTATATTTATATACGTGGGCATAGATCCTAATAACATATTTGGACTATTTGATTCTGGTTCAGAGAGTCAATCAGGAGAGAAGGAGGTTAATAAGATTGAAATCTCCGAGCATCCTTTAATTCTAGTAGGGATGTTTACCCGTATGGTCTTAAGAGGTGAGGAGGTTAATCAGGATATTATGAAGTTCTTTCAAGAGATTGAACGGGAAGTCACTGCTAAAGAACAAGAGCACTTCAATAAGTTTATGATCTATAACCGGGCATTATCCTTTCTAGCCCAGATGAATCTTGATGATCCTTTACATGTTGAGGTACTTTTAGAGAAGACCGGAGAGGATTTTTTACAGGCCTGTCAAATGACTATTGAGTTCTATACCGAACGAGAAGAGTACGAAAAATGTGCTTTTATTAAGAAATTTCAAGATTTTATAGAATTTTCTCAAAATAAGTTGCCTTTATAGTTTTCCGTGAGTATCTTTATATCACGGGGTTTGATAAAACCCAAAGATAAAATAAGAAATAAAAACTATGAGATATAGAGATATTATAATTAACAATGTAGATGTCTTAGAGAGTCAATTAAAGACTTTAAGACGTATGGTACAAAGGGGAGAGTCTATTAAAGAGTTTATAGCTACCTTAGATCAAGCAGATGAACGTTTAGAGAAGGTTAAGTCTTACGTTCAACTAGAACCGAAAAGTCCTAACGAAGTAGGTGGCAATTAACCTAAAAAGTTCGTATATTTAGATTATGAACCTTACAGCAGAACAATTACAAGAAAATTGGAATAAGTTTCTCTCTAACATTGAGACTCATATTTCTGATCCTCGAAAGCAGGCAGTCTTAGATTTCTATAAGGCTAATGAAGAACGTTTTATCTTAATGCCTGCCGCTCACACTACCAAGTTTCACAACTGTTTCCCTGGAGGATATATTGAGCATGTCAATCGTGTTGTAGAGTGTGCTCTCAATCAAGCTCAACTTTGGGCAGATATGGGATGTGATATGTCCACTTTCACAATCGAGGAACTTGTCTTCGCTGCTATTAACCACGACTTAGGAAAGGTTGGAGATTCTAAAAACGATCTCTATATACCTTCCCAGGACGATTGGAGAAAAAGAAATTTAGGAGAACTCTATACGTTTAACGGGGAAGTAGGGTTCATGACAATCCCTGATCGTTCTCTTTTCCTTTTACAAGAAGCCGGTATTCGTTATAACCTTAATGAAATGCTAGCTATCAGAACTCATGACGGATTATATGATGACGCTAATAAGCCTTATCTAATATCCAGAATTCCAGAAAGTAAGCCTAAATCTGCCATTGTTTATATTCTACATCAGGCAGACTTGATGGCAGCCGTTATTGAGACTCAAAGAGGAAAAGAGGACGCTCCTAAATCTAAAAATTTTAAAATGGAGAAGAAAACTTCAAGCCCGGTAACACACCAGCAAAAAGCAAAAAATAAAGCTTTAAGTAACGTCAAATCAGAAGGTTTGAAAAATGTAATGGATAACTTTTTTAACGACTAATGCTTACAGTAGTTATAATACTTTCTATATCGACAGGGGTTCTAGGTTTTACAACTTGGAACCTCCTTCGTAAGAATGAAAGACAAGAAGACGTCCTAGCTAGCTATCTAAGCTACATGGACTCTTTATCAAAAATCATAGAGCATTCCGCCCGTAGACTCACTAAAATAGATGAAAAAGGTACTTTTAAGTCTGACGATGAAATCGGATGGTTCTTTGAGGAGGTTCTAAATATACAATCAAGGTTAAACAAATTTAAACTAATTAACACTGAAGATGGAACCTCAGAAGAAGAAAAGAAGACCGAAGAGTAAGAATTACTTTACTTCAGATACTGAAGCAGCGATCATAAAATACAATAACGAACCAGATCCAGAAGTTCGAAGTAAAATCTACAGGGAAGAGTTAGACTATCCCTTTTTTAAATTAACACAGAATCTAATACATACATTTAAATTTTACTATACAGAGGAATCTAATTTAGAAGATCTACAACATGAAGTAGTAACCTTCCTACTAAGTAAATTACACCTATTTGATCCTTCTAAAGGAGCTAAAGCTTATTCTTATTTCGGAACTGTAGCCAAGCGCTACCTTATAGCATCTAATGAGAAGAACTATAAGAAGAGGATGCAGATGTTATCTCTAGATAATATTGCCCGTGAAGAAGAAGGAGAGTGGACTCACGGTGAATTACCTGATATGACTGAAGACGGGCATAGCTCCGGAGTACATCATGTTGATGAATTATCAGAATTCCTAGATGAGTATATAGATTTCTGTAGTGAACACATCTATACCTTATTCCCTAAAGAAGAAGATGCTCGGATTGCTGATGCAATCTTAGAACTCTTTAGAAAAAGAGAAAGTATTTCAATTTTTAATAAAAAAGCTCTTTACATTTATATCAGAGAGATAGTAGATGTTAAAACTCCAAAAATTACTAAAGTTGCTAACGAATTAGGGGACATCTATAAGAATAACTACTTACACTACCTAGAACACGGTTATACAGACTTCAGAATCTAATAGGATTCTATTTATAAAAAACGTATTTCTCTATGAGTCTAGATAAGTTAATTTTTAAAGATAAAAAATATGCCGACTTGTTGGAGGAGATCTACGATAACCAGAAACGTAAAGAAAGACAAATCTCTGGTTTAATCGGAGAACTACAACCTCTAATACAAGACACCGGTGATGCAACTATTATTGTTCCTTTAATTAAGGAGTATATGGAGATAGGAGTTAAAAATGATGATCAACTAGTTAAGGTTGCAACCATACTTCAAAGAATTTTCCAAAACCAAGATTCAGGAGCTGATGGATACGGTATCTCTGATGAGGAAAGGGAGCAACTGATGAAGGAGATTGAGAATATTCAAAACAATCAAGAACCACCTAAAGAATTACCTGAAGGGGATAAAGGATAATAATGGCTAGCTCTTTAAATTTAGAACCCGTTCGCGTACTTGCAGTTATCTTAGATGATAAGGAGTATCCTGAATTATTTAAAAAACACGGAGAATGGGCCTCTATCGGAGGTATTATATTTGAATTTGTAAAACAGCCTACTAAAGACAAAAATCTACTCAACAAACAATTTGCCGCACCTCTATACTCCAATATAAAACATCTACCAGTAGAACACGAAATAGTACTAGTAGTACAAAGCTCCGACTCTGGAATCTTAGACAACCTTAACTCTTTTAGCTACTACTATCTACCACCGACCAACGTATGGGCTAATAGCCATCATAACGCTGTACCAGATCAAATCTTTGCAATACCCGGCGAAGGTGACGGATTACCTGATAGAAGTAGATCTGATTATGTTACTGTAGGTGATAAGGTTGTACGTCAAATAGATACTAACGGTACAGAGATTTTTAAACCAGGAGATCCTTTTACTGAATTCCCCTATATTTCAACACTAACACCTTACCCAGGAGACTTGATATTAGAAGGACGTTGGGGCAACAGTTTAAGACTTAGCAGTACTAATTCAGATTATGGTTTAGATAGAAACTGGGGTAATTATTTAAGTACGAATCCTCCTATCACAATCTTAAGGAACGGAGTAGAGCCTAATTTAGGAGAAACTAAACCAGTCTGGGAGACGGTATCAGAAGATATAAATAAAGATTACTCTTCCATTTACCTAACCTCAGAACAAAAAATACCATTAAAACCCTCTGCATTTAGAATAACCTCTTTTGAAGAAAATAAAGCACCTACATCTATACCGGAATTTAGAAATCCACAAGTAATCCTATCCTCAGATAGACTAGTATTTAATGCAAGTCAAGATTCTATATTAAACTGCGCCAATAAGACCTTTACGGTAACTTCTAATGAATCTATAAACCTACAAACGAAAAAAACCGTAATAGAAAGTCAAGAGATACTATTAGGTTCTAAAGATGCGGAAGAAAGAATAATAAAAGGAGATACTTTTGTTAAAGAGATGCTCTCTTTTCTAAATGCAATGAAACAAGTTCAAAGAGCCTTAGGGACTGCAGCAGTACCATCCACAGATCCGTTAACCGGGTTACCTATTAATATACCTATTGAATCCTTAGTAGAAGTAAGTACGATGTTTGGAGCTTCTATAGATAAATTTGCAAACGTATTAGGTAAAGTGAGAGGACCTATGGCAGAAGTTTCTGATTCTACAGTCTTATCTAACACCACAAAAACACAATAATGGCTACTGCTTACCCAAATACAGGCCCTTTTAAACGTGGATCCAAAGGACAAGATGTTAAGCTCATACAGAGTCAATTAAAGCTATACTACGCTGTAAGAAGTTTAGATCTCCCTGCCAATATAGCAGTTTTACCTCAAGATGATGATCAGTCTGGTTATGGAATTTACGGACCTGCAACTGAAAAAGCAGTTAGAACATTCCAAGGAACAGCCCAGATAAAGGTAGATGGTCTGGTAGGCCCTAATACATGGGAAGTCTTATTTGCAGATCCACCGGAAGAAGAACCTATACAAGAAGAAGAACCTGTACAAGAAGAAGAAACCGAAGTTACCTATAGAGAATATATTATACTTAAAGGAACTGTTACTGACGATTTTGGAGATCCTATAGGAGGAGTAAAAATACAATATTCAGGACAGGAGAAAGGTCCGGATGGAAAATACGTAGAAGAACCTATAGCAACTACAGATACAACAGAAATACCAACACCGATAGATACTGTAACTGTACCTAAACTAATATTGATTGCTGGTAAGACTATAGATGACCCTAAAAGAACTAAAGAAGAACCTTCTGAAGAAGAACCTTCTGAAGACTCTCCTCTTGTCGATGTGTTTACTGCTAATCCTGCAAATGGAGCATTTGGAGAATTTCAGTTGTTTATACCTCTATCCCAATTTGACCCTAGTACAGGAAAACTTAGTATAATACCGCAAGATGAAGGAGCAGATACCAAAGTATCTACGAAGACTATTGATAAGATCAGTACAGCTAATCCATTAGTGTATGTAACTGACGATGTAGTAATACCTAAAAAAACACTAAAACTATACACAGATGAAGAAGTACCTAAGCAAGGTTTAGCTATTTCAAATCAAAGTACTGCTTACGATCTAGGTGTTATTAGATTGTCTGCTTTGTTACGTGGTCTAAAAGAGATTCAACGGTATGCAACTGATCAAATCAACGAATACACAGGTAAGTTTAATGAGATTAAAGGTAAGTTAAAACTCCCTCCTCAAACAGAGTTAAAGAAGAGACTAGATAAAATTATTGAGGAGATTAAAGAAAATTTACAACCTATAGCTTTAGAACTCTTACAAGAATTCGGCCCTCAAATTCTTCAACTAGTAATGTCGAATGCAGATAAGAATATTATTGAAGCAAACAAAACATGCCCAGACGAAGAAAAACTTAAAGAAATCATAGCTCGTAGAAATAGATTAATTAGAACATTAAATAGTTTATATAGCTTAGTACAAATAGGACTACTTACCTCTACCGGTCTAAGTGCAGCTATACAGGCAGCTAAAATAGGTCTAGCTGTTTATAATGCAAACCCATTTCCTACTCCACCCGCCGCAAACTCCGCTAAAGAATCTATCCTACTGAGACTAAACCTATACGGACTAGTTGCAGACGGCCTTACCACTACTTTTGCAATTTTAGGATACATACTCGGCTTAATATTAGATAATCTAAACTCTTTAGATAACTTAATATTAGGATGTAGTGAAGATCAAGAAATTCCGTTTGAAGCTATTAATGAAGAATTAAATAACTTAACAGATCCTCAACTAACACAGGAAATGCAACGAAATGAAATAGGGTATAAAGGCTTTACTTTAAAAGTACAGTTAACAGGTAAAGATGTAAGCGGATATCAAAGTAGAATAGGTGTAGCTTATGATAGATCAGGAGTAGCAGTACTAACAACCCCACCCTCATTCACCTCAGTACCTGACCTACTATTAAAGCAATTACAGGTAAGGATAGATGAAGAAGATTTAAAAGCAAACTAAGAAATATTTATAAATAATGAAAACAGACGCTCTAAAGAAATTAATCAAAGAAGCTGTTAAAGAAGCTATCCAAGAAGAAATGAAAGAGATTCTTCTAGAGGCAGTTCGTACACCTAAATCGGTTATAAACGAAAACATAGCTCCTACACCCGTAGCAGCTAAACCAACCCCACAAGGACCTTCAGTTAAAGACCGTTATTCATCTTTATTAGATGGAATGGCACAATCTAGAAACGGAAACCTAAACATGACTTCAGCAGATGCTCAAGCATTCGGAGCAACACCCGGGTATAATCCCGGAACTGCTAATACAGCCGGAGAAGGATCTGCACTACCGGCAGGTGAAGTTTCTCTTGACCAAGTAATGGGAATGATTAAAAAATAAAATAAAATGGCAATCAGAGTAGCAAATAGGACTTTAGCAGATATTCAACCTAGAACCGCAGTAGGTATTAAATTACCCTTTTCAGGAGAAGCTGTATTTAATAGTACCTATACTACTGGTGAGCAGGTTAAATACAATATTGAAAACTTCTTCAGTACTACCCCTGGAGAACGGTTTATGAATCCTACTTTTGGAGGAGGTTTAAAAGATGTTATTTTTGAAAATCTAGACGACGAATCTTTTGATCTTGCTCAACAAAGATTGCAAAGCGATCTTGCTACGTATTTCCCGAATGTAGAAATAGTAAACCTAGAAGTATATTCAAACCCGGACAGTAACCAATTGTTAGTTAAACTAGCTTATAGAGTTGCAAACCTACAAATAGGAGATACACTCACTATAATTATATAAACCTTATATGGCAGTTCAAAGAAATATAAATTACTTAAACAGGGATTTTAATAGCTTAAGAGAAAGATTAATCGAATTCTCTAAAACATACTTCCCAGACACTTACAATGATTTTACACCATCTTCAACCGGAATGTTGTTTATGGAAATGGCTGCATACGTAGGTGATATAATGTCTTTTTATATTGATAACCAAGCTCAAGAAACCTTTATTCAGTATGCAAGACAAACTAACAACCTTTACGAATTAGCTTACTTGCTAGGTTATAAGCCTAAAGTTACATCTGCTGCGATAACAACAGTTGAATTCTATCAAGAACTTCCCGCAGTAGCAGGTCAGCCAGATTGGAATTACACTATAACAATTCCTCAAGGTTTTAAAGTAGGTAACCCCTCAGATTCCTCTATCAGTTTTATAACTCAAGATACATTAAACTTTGCAGTATCTAGTAGCGAAAACCCAACTACAACCTCTATATACGAAATCACAGGAGGTAATGTTGAGAGTTACTTATTAAAAAAATCTATACAAGTTATATCTGCTAGAACAAAAACAAAGACTTTTACATTTGGAACACCAGAATCTTTTAGTACGGTAGATGTTGAAGATACTGATATTATCGGAATTGAATCTATTGTAGATAGTGAAGGAAATACTTGGTATGAAGTAGATTATCTAGGTCAAGACGTAATTTTTGATAGCATAAGAAACACTAACCCAAATACTCCTACTGAAGATTCTGAAGTACCTTACCTACTTCAAACGAAACAAGTACCTAATAGATTTACAACTAGATTCTTGAATGAAACAACTTTACAGTTACAATTTGGAGCAGGTACTTCTGAAAATGCAGATGGAGAAATTACTCCAAACCCTAACAATGTAGGATTAGGATTACCCTCAGAACAAGACAAACTTACAACTGCTTTCTCCCCTACCAATTTTATCTTTACTAACACCTACGGAACTGCCCCTTCAAACACTACATTAACCGTTACTTACCTTGTAGGAGGAGGTATAGATTCTAACGTATCTGAAAATACATTAACAACATTGAAATCTAATACCGCAACCTTTAATAATGCAGGATTAGATCCAGCCATCTCTCAAACTATTTTTGATAGCCTATCAGTAAATAACCCCGAAGCAGCAACCGGCGGTAGGGATGGAGATAATATTACCGAGATAAGACAAAACTCACTATCAACATTTCAAAATCAGTTAAGAACAGTTACTGTAGATGATTACTTACTTAGAGCTTTAAGCTTACCATCTAAATATGGTACTATCGCTAAAGCCTACGTTACAAAGCAAAGCTTAAATGATCTACTCCCCGGTGAAATACCTTCAACTCTAGATCTTTACGTACTATCCTACAACCTAGGTAAAAGCCTTGTTACTGCAAGTGATGCACTAAAGAAAAACCTAAGAACCTACCTGTCTCAATATAGAATGGTTGGAGATAGTGTTAGTATAAAAGATGCATATGTAGTTAATATAAAAGTTAACTTTGAAATTATTACCTACCCTAACACAAACAGTAGTCAGGTACTAACCGCATGTATTGAAAGATTACAAGATTATTTTGATATCGATAATTGGCAGATAAACGAGCCCATACTACTTAGTGAATTGTATATTGAATTAGATAAAATTGAAGGAGTACAGACAGTTAAAAACGTAGATATTATAAATAGAACTGGCATTTCAGCAGGATATAGTACATATTCGTATGATATAAAAGGAGCAACTAAGGATGATATAATTTACCCATCTTTAGACCCTATGATTTTTGAAATCAAATACCCAAATAGTGATATAACCGGAAAAGTAGTTTCTAGGTAATATTCTATTTATAAAATATATATCTAAATGGCTGAAAAAATTACATTAAATAAGACCGTTTATAACAAACAAGCTTTTGATAACACTATTGATACTAGTTTTCAAGAAGTAACAACACCGCCTACAGAGACGCAACAGACGATAACCGTTTCAGAATTTTTTGATAATTATCAGCAAATATTTTATAACATACCAGCAGAGGGGGGTTCAAACAGTCATGCTTACTTAGCAGAAACGAGTGGACAGTATGCAGGTATAGATCAACTACAATCTATCGTTGAACCCTTAATACAGGAGATAGATAACTTAAGAGCAGCAAATCTAGAGCTAGAAAAGAGACTTGCAGAATTAACAAACACTAATACACAACAAGCAACTGTATAATGAGTACTATAGTAACTATAAGTGAAGCAGAAGTAAATAGTTTAATTGAGATAGACTTAGATCAAATTGATTCCTCTCTTATAGTAAATACAGGTGAAGAAGCTCAATTTGACACAACTCAAGATACAATAGAGTTATACAGTTTAGATTCTAATAAGAACATTACTGGAGTTAACTACAACTATATTAACTGGAGAACCAGTAATGATTCTTCTAAAGGCAGTACAACAGCACTGTCTAATATAGAACTCAACCCCGAAGAAGATGGTAGAAATTTAGGACTTTATAACGGGTTCGGATATATTATTTACCAGTTTGTAAATAATAAACTTAGCTCAAATAGTCAAAACGTACTTTATATAGATACAATCTCCTCTGATCGTACAGAATTAGTACTTAAAAGTAATACTATTTCCGGAATCGAACTACAAAACGGTACACAACTACTTCGTACTGAGATTCAACAAGATGAAGAGTATTTTAAGGAATTTTATATAGCATTCGAAGACGGCAATAAAGAGATTGCTACCAATATTCAGTACGAAGAAACCAACGAAACATCTCCAAGAGTTTTAATAAAGCTCTATAGACCTCTTCCAGATGAATATGATATAAAAAGCACACTTTGGATACAGGTTTTAAAAGCAGATCCAGTTGCTTATAGAGTAGATTTCGAAACCACCTTTGACGAAGAAACACTATTAACACCTTTAAGAAGCCCTAATTTTGACGCATTTAAAAATGCAGAAGAGCAAGGAAAAGTTACAATTTATAAATCTTATAATGATTTAAAACAGACAAACTTAACTAGCTCCTTAAGCCAGGTAAACCACTTACTAAATAAAAACCAAGCCCAACTTAGTATCGATTATACAAACTTCTCTAATTTTGTACATTTTTCTTCTGCAAAAAAGAGATTGGAAAATTTTTACTATAAAGCCAGTCAAATTGAATCATATCAGGATCTAATTGATAACTTACTTACCTCTCCAAGCACTAATTACAGATCTGGAAGTATTCAAGTATATCAAAACTCTATCGATACAATAATCAAAGAGTTTGACGGGTATGATTATTTTTTATATTATAACTCAGGATCAAAATCCTGGCCTAAGACAAACTTAACTAAACCTTATACTTTAGCATCTACAGGATCCGCTGCCGTATTAACCTGGTACGGATCAGATTCTGAAATCTCCGGAAACTACGGAGGAGAAATCCTTTCAGCATCCTTGTACGATAATACTAATAAGGATAACCTAATATTCTCTATACCTAGTCAACTGCGAGATAATTCCGATAATCTAAAATACTTAACTTATGTAGAGATGATCGGACAAGTATTAGATGAATTATTTTTATACACTAAAAATATATCAAGTAAATATAGCAGTGATAACAGGTTAAATTACGGATCTTCTAAAGATTTAATTGCAGATATACTTAGGTCGTTAGGTTTAAAATTATATGAAAATAATTTTTCTTCTGCAGATTTATTTACCGGCTTACTAGGATTAACACCTTCAGGATCCACATTACTACTACCAGACATAATAACCAACTTTCCGGTAACTGGGTCAGGGATTGAATATATTGAAACTATAGTTAGTGCATCTAACGATGCTGTTACATTAGACGATCTAAATAAATCAATCTATAAGAGGTTATATCATAACTTACCAGCTTTAATTAAAAAGAAAGGAACTCTTGCAGGGTTAAGACTTTTAATTAATACGTATGGAATCTCCGATACTATCTTAAGAATCTCTGAATTTGGAGGTAAAGATAAGGATAATTCAAACGATTGGGATTACTGGCAGAGAGAATATAG